CTGACTTCTCAAAAAGCCAGTCGTATCGTTTTCCTGATATACGTCCTGATAAGCAACAGGCATTAGGAAACTATAGTGATGCGTCTCTATTCATTCTTGATTCTAACAACAATCCGCAAATAAAAATTGTGTTTCAGGATGCGTTTCCTGTATCTCTTGGCGGACTTGAGTTTGAATTGTCTTCGGGCAACACTGATTACTTTCAAGGAGTAGCTGCATTTAGATACAGGCAATACAAAATTGAGACGCTATAAATAGAGTATATATTATGAGGTTACATTATGATTACGTTGAACGAATTGCAGGATCAGTGGAAAGCTGACTGCAAGATAGATGAATTGAATCTTGGTAGTGAGTCTACAAAAACCCCAGAGCTTCATGCGAAGTATCTAAACTATCTTACTACTTTCAAATTACAACTGAGAAAATACGAATCTCAGATGTATTCTTTGCGCCGCATTAAATGGCGTTACTTTCGAGGCGAGTTGTCTCAACAAGAATTAGAAAATTTAGGTTGGGAGCAATACTTAGGTCCTCAGCCTCTTAAAAACGAGATGCAAGAATATCTCGACAGTGATTCAGACATTATAAAGATTGTAGATAAAATTGAATACATTAAAGCGTGTCTATATCAATGCGAGTTTATAATGAAGTCTTTGAACAGTAGAACTTGGGACATCAAAAATGCCGTGGAATGGACCAAGTTTACCAATGGATTGATGTAGTGATAAGAGTTACTAAAAGAAATGAAGCGTATCTAAAAATCGATACTGATCCTGGTACTGGCCAAGAGATATGCGATTTCTTTACATTTGATGTGCCTGGCGCAAAGTTTATGCCTTCTTATCGTTCTCGTATGTGGGACGGTAAGGCTAGGCTATACAATATGTATCGCCAAGAACTTTATGTGGGACTCTTGCCATATCTAAAAGAGTTCGCAGACACATTAGAGTACAAACTAGAAGTAGATATAAAAGATATCGGTGATCCAGTCTCAACGCAGTACGTTGAAAATTTTGTAAAAAAACTAAAACTACAAAGCGGAGATAAAGACATTGAAATCAGAGACTACCAAGTCGAGGCTGTCAAACATACTATCAACGAAGGTAGGTCACTCTTACTTTCCCCCACTGCATCTGGGAAGTCTCTTATTATCTATAGCCTTATGCGTTATCATCAACATTTGGGTCGCAAGCAGCTCATCGTTGTGCCAACAACCTCCCTCGTTGAGCAAATGTATGGGGACTTCCAAGACTACGCAACAGCAGATACCTGGAAAGCAGTTGAGAACTGTCATAGAATCTACGGAGGCAAAGAGAAGTCAAACGAATATCCTATAACGATATCTACTTGGCAATCCATCTACAAGTTTCCTAAATCGTGGTTCGAGCAGTTTGATGTTGTATATGGTGATGAGGCTCACAACTTCAAAGCAAAATCTCTCACTACTATTCTAGATAAATGCGTGAATGCTCCGTATCGAATAGGAACTACTGGTACTCTGGACGGAACAAAGACTCACAAACTAGTTCTAGAAGGCGTGTTCGGCACTGTCAAAAAAGTAATCACTACAAAGAAGCTCATGGAACAAAAGAGTGTGGCTGATCTTGCTATTACTTGTTTGTTATTAGGCTATTCTGATGAAGAAAAGAAGTTAGTCAAGAAGATGACTTATCAAGAAGAGATGGACTGGATTGTCACTCATCCTAAACGCAATAATTTTATTCGTAATCTGTGTGTATCTCAAAAAGGCAACACGCTAGTGCTGTTTCAGTTCGTAGAGAAGCACGGCAAAGTTTTGTATGATCTAATCTCTCAAAAAGTAGAAGGCGATAGAAAGGTATTCTTTGTCCATGGCGGCACTGACACTGAACAGCGAGAGAAGATACGAGCATTGACTGAGACAGTAGATGATGCTATTATTATCGCTTCATATGGTACGTTTTCAACAGGCATAAATATTCGTAACTTACACAATATTGTTTTTGCTTCACCGAGTAAGAGTAGAATCAGAAACCTACAGAGTATTGGTAGAGGATTGAGAAAAGGCGACAACAAGACTTCTTGTGAACTTTTTGATATTGGTGATGACCTATCTTGGAAATCTAAAAAGAACTACACACTTGGCCACATGGTCGAACGAGTTAAGATATATAATGAAGAAGGGTTTGAATACAAAATGGTAAAGGTACCTATCAGTGGAAACTAACTATTACATCGTACAGCTTTCTAATCGAATGAGTTTAGTAGGCGATCTAGAATATACTGCTGAAGGTATTGTTCTTAAATTTCCATTGGAAGTTACTGCTAAGCCTGTCAATGATGACAATGGAAAGATTATTGGTGAACATATGGTACTTCGTCCTTTCTTAGTTATGACAGACGACAGAGAAGTTGTGATTGATATGTTTAATGTAGTATGCTTGAATAGTTTAAGCGTTAGACTTCACTCTTCTTACGAAGAAATGGTAGAGAATGTTTACGGTAAGCCTGTTGCTTTTGATGGGAACTTTTACAAAGAAGAAAAAGATTCTGAAGCGAAAGAGATTGAAGATTTGAGTGTTGAAGAGGCTGAATACTTAAAAGAACAATTACAGAATTTTATTAGTGATGATGAAGGAACCTTACATTAAAGATATTACTTCTTTTTGCTGACAAACCAATTATAACAATCTGCCTGCCTCATGTCAAGTCTTTTTTAATTTATTTTGCTTGACAAATGAATCTTTTTTTAGTATTATTATATTATGATTTAAATTGGAGTAACACATGTCTAAAGAAAAAAATGCACATTATGTGGACAATAAAAAGTTCTTCGAAGAAATGAAGAAATGGAAACAGGAATGGAACCAAGCTGTTGAAAGTGGCAATCCTACTCCTCAGTGTCCGCACTATCTTGGCGAATGCTTCGTTAAGATATCAAATCATCTAGCATACAAATCTAATTTCGTAAACTATACATTTCGAGACGAGATGATTCTTGACGGCATAGAAAACTGCCTAAGATATGCTGACAGATTCAATCCAGAGAAGTCAAACAATCCTTTTGCATACTTCACACAGATCACATACTATAGTTTTATTCGCCGAATCAAGAAAGAAGCTAGGCAGACTGAGACTAAACTAAACTATCTTGCCAGCATTGATCTTCAGCAGCTTCTAGACTCAATAGAGGGAGATAGTGGCGACTATGAGTACTTAAAATGGGTACAAGATCAAGTAGATGCCAACGCAAAAGACAAGAAAGAACTAAAGAAAGTCACGGAATCCGCTGTCTCCAAGAGACGACCCAAGTATTTCGATAAAGATGAATCCGTGCTTGACATATAGGCTACATCCTACTATAATACAGTATATTAAATGGGAGTAATTATGAGACATAGTGTTATAAGACAAGTACCATTTATTGCCAACGGCAACCATGGACCAGATACTTTGTATATTGTTGACATATATGAAGACGGCAAAAAAGTTGGCACAAATGAATTTCCAGGCAAAAGCATTCACTATGCAGAATCTTTTGCCAGAAACTGGGACAACGGAATAGTAGATGCGAATCAAACCAACAGATAGACAAATTGTAGTAGACTTAGAAACCTTAAGTGCAAGACCAAACTCTTGCATTGTTTCTATTGGTGCGGTCGCTTTCACTCTACAGGATGGAATCACAGAAGAATTTCTAATCAATGTTGATCCTGTTTCTTGCAAAGAGATTGGTCTTCACATCAGTAAAGAAACGATTCAGTGGTGGTCAACCCAGTCGAAAGAAGCTATTGATTCTTGGAAAAAAGATCCTGTGCCTTTACGAGAGGCTATGAGAAAGTTCAATGAGTTTTATGGAAATGTTTCAGTTCCTATTTGGGGCAACGGAGCAAGTTTTGATATTACTATTTTAGAATCTGCCTATTTTGCACTCAATGACGAGGACATAAACATTCCTTGGAAGTTTTGGGACATATATGATCTAAGAACCTTGACAAATATTTTAGGTAGAAGATTAGAAAAGACTGGCATAAATCATAACGCCTTGCATGACTCAATTGCCGAAGCAAAACTTCTCATAGATATGTTGAATTCATGATAGAAAAACTTTCCTACAAATTCGATATTGACAAGATTGTAGAAGAGTGCTACCATATAAAAGAAACGGTAGGATTCTGTTCTCTTACAAATCAAATCAGTCTCAAGCATACCGATAAAGTCGATGCAGATGATATATGGTATGAAGGCTGCGGTTCTTTAATTAGTTTATTGCCTGGTAAAAACAATAAAGATTTTACTATAATCAATAAAGAGTTGACAGGAACCTATATTGAAAGTATAATTAATACTTTACAACAACAATACAGTATTGGCAGAGCTAGAATTATGAGACTAGAGCCAAGAAAGTGTATGAGTTTACATGTTGATCTCAGTAAGAGAATACACATACCAGTGGTGACAAATACAGATGCGTTGATGATAATAAACAATGAAATATTTCATATGCCAGCAGACGGCAGCGCATACTTAACTGACACTACAAAAAGACATACTGCATTGAATGCCAGTAAAACAAATGAAAGACTTCATTTATTATTTGATCTTGTTTAGGAGTTATATAATGGACGCACAAAAAGTACGCAATGCAATTGAAGAAATGTCAAACTCAATGACACGCATGGACGCAGAACGTGATCTCATTAAAGAGATCGTGAATAAGCTCCACGAAGAAGAGTTTCTTGATAAGCGAGTTATTCGAAAGATGGCTAGGGTATATCACAAGCAGAACTTCGCTGAAGAAACTACCATCAACGAAGAGTTTGAAACTACCTTTAAAAATATAATGGGATAAACCATGAATATCTTTGCTCTAGATACTGATCCAGTAATTGCTGCTCAAAGCCATTGTGACAAGCACGTGGTAAAGATGATTATCGAGTATGCTCAACTCATGTCTACTGCACATCGTGTGTTAGATGGTGCATTGTATCAAGATAAGACTGCCAATAATCGAAGTATTAAAAGATGGCGATTGTCTGATGAAGTTCTAGAGAAAGATGTTTACAAAGCCTCCCATGTCAATCATCCGTCAGGAATTTGGACACGGCAAACTAAAGCAAATTATGATTACATGTACAAAATGTGGTTTGCTTTGTGCAAAGAGTATACTCATCGCTATGGCAAAATTCACTTGACTCAACAGAAGTTAGAGCATATACTATGTAATGCACCGTCGAATATACCTGATGGTGAACTTACTGAAATTCCACAAGC